CGCAGAAACTGGCCTGTACCCTATCATATTGGCACCAAATCGAGTACATCTCCTTTTGAGAGAGCAAATATTCAAACCTTAATAAAAAAAATAAAATTTAAATATATGAAAATTCCAGTGAACAAACGGACAAATGGCTGAGTACAATCTGTAAAGAAAGTACTTCCATTGGTCAATGTGTTACACGGAAATCCAACTGATCAAAACCTTTACAAGTTTTCATCACTGATTTCAAAATTGTTAGAATGCAAAGGCGAGAATTATGCAATCCAACGGCTTAAGGCCTTCAGGAGCGCGCTCCAACAATATGTCCTAGGACAGACGGTTGAAGCTATCCCGTTCTGCAAAACAGACCGAGACGGTTTCCCTAAAGCTATAAGCTTTCTGAAACCAGATCTAAACGACGTCTATAGTATTCGATACTCAAATACCGTTATGCGTATAATAGAACTATTTAGGTGTAAACCTAGATATTCCGTTAATACGATAACAGATTATTCGACAGCAGATGAAAATTTGCTAGAAGAAATAATTGAATTCATAAAGAATTGGTCTTTCCTAAGGCGAATGCCGAAGTTAGGACCTTCACATCTTGTAATGAGTAATAAGTCGGGGCCCAATGGACCGGCGACTATCTCTGCACTGAAAGATCTAGCGGCCTTGCGGCTACATGATCCCAAATTGCTTCAAAATATTAAGGAGTTACTGGAGTTAACAATCCCAGGCCTTAACATTGATGATTACAAGACTCACGGGCTTGGAGGATTTATACACTCCAAACTCGTTCTACTAAGCGACAAAGCGTGCAAAACACGTATCATCGCCATAGCAGACTGATGATCTAATACAGCACTTTCTTCCCTTCACAGGGCATTTATGAAAGCACTAACTAGACTACCAGGAGATATGACTTACAGACAAAGTGACATCCCGCGGCTTGTTAAGCGCATGGGAAGTAACTTGTATAGTTCTGATATGACAGCTTTTACGGACAAATTCCCTAGAAAACTAGAGGTTGCCCTTGTAACAGCTGCATACGGTGCTATATATGGGAAGTTATGAAACGCGATTATCGCATGTAGAATATTCGTGCACCCGAAAGGGGACGTAATATACAACACAGGTAATCCCATGGGCTTGTTAAGCTCATGGCCTGTATCAACTCTAACGCATCACGCTGTAAAGCAATTTTGCGCATATAAAGTAGGTGTTAAAAAATACAAATACCTCATACTTGGAGATGATACAATCGATACTAATAAAAAAGTATACGAGAAGTATAAGGATACTATCCTTAGACTAGGGGTTTCATTGTCGCACGCTAAATGCACGCAAAGCGAAGAGGGTAAAACCGAATTCGCGAAGCGGCACTTTATCAACGGTTCAGAAGTTACTGGCATGCCAGTCGACCTAATCGCTGATTCTCATGACAAACCTGAGCAAGCTCTAGAGCTTGTACGGATTTGCCGAGAACGTGGATACGAGGATCAATTTCTCGTCCCATCTTTGATTGTTTTTCTGTCTACCCATAAAAAAGGTAAACAAATTACAGACATGTTGTCACTACCTCTATCAATCACAGGGGCAGCTCCATTACTGGAGGTAGAACCTGGATCTTTCGCCGAAAAATTTATGGCTATGGAGGAGTGGAATCAAAACGTGTTAGTGTCTCTTTCGAGAGACTATATATTTTGAAAGACA